ATTCCTGCTTTTGCTATTTATTCTCCGCTGTATCCCATCCCGTATAATTGATATACAGTATTCATGTCTTTAGAGATCGATCCGGTTAATTGAGATACTATTTTACCGCCTGATATTTTTAATCCTGCACCATATGTTTAAGCGGAATTTTTAGGTTTTGGAATAGCTTTATCATATATTGAAGCTATTAATGTGCTTTTTAATCTCTATTCTGCTGATTTATTGATCATTTTTGCTTTATAATTTTTTATGAGAGATCTTGATCTTAAAGTTAGCTTCAATTTATTTAATAGAGAATCGAGAGCGATATATAATAATAGTAACACACAAGAAATAATTACAGTAATTAATGAATATATGAATATTTTTGCTAGAGTTTGTGTATCAAAATAATTTTTGTGTGTACTTTGTGCATTAATCTTTTTCGATTGTGCATTAACCATAAGGAGATTGAAGATTATAAACAAAAGCAAGTTTTTGTTTCTAGCAATTTTAGCTAAACAAAATAGCAGAAAACCAATGATAAAAGAATAATGGAACAATTGTTCGAAGCCTGAAGCAGGTGGTATTTAAATGATGAATGAGCCGAGAATAAAGTTGAGAGGCATAATTAATCGAATAATTGATGTTAGGAGTAGTAATATAAAGCATATTTTGTCAAATGCTGACTTGACATTATCTAATCCTATGAGCACAATAGATAGGAAGATTAATGGATTTGAATAGTGTCTAATTGTAGCTGTACATCCGAAGTATATATTTTTGAAAATGCTGATCTCGACTTATTTCTTTTATTCTTTTATCTACCATATTAATGGGAATTCTTTCTTATGTTGAATTGTGCAAGCAATGAGAGCTTTTTTAGATGTAATCTGGGTTGGATATTTAACTTTAATTCCCAAGCTTTTCTATACTGAATATAGAGCGCATTAATACATCGATTGGTCATCTATGTGTTATGGTAATCGATCTTTTATTTTAATGGCTAGACGTACCATATGGAAAAATTGAGAGCGAGAAACTCTTTCTTGTTGTGCAACATTTAATCCGTAGTTAAACTTTAAGAATTTCTTTTTTGGAAGTATATTTTGATCGAAGATGACTTATTTTTTAGCTTGTATTTGTAGCTGACTAAGATATTATATGATTTTTTCACAGGATATTTTGCCAATACCACTTTATCGGTTCCAAAATCCGATATGTCCTGTGCCGTCTCCATTAGTCTTATAAAGCAAAGTTGGTCTAGTTTTTATAGTGGGATATTTAATCCAACTTTGCGTCCTCACGATGGTCGAGAATTTTCCGATTTATATCAGATTGATGTTAAAATGATGGCAGAATTTTTACATAAAAGATCCATCGACCTTATCAGAGAATATAGTTGTAATCAAGACTATCAAAGTCCGGAAAACATCTTATTGTTCCTCTAATAAAGCAGTTTCAAATTTCAAGAAGCATATTACTGCTTGGAGAAAACAAAAACCGCTAGGGGTTGACGAGATATAAATCCCGTCATCAACTTTGACTTTAGGCAAATCTATTAACCTTGCGGTGTAAGAAAAGCCTTGGAAGTCAAAGGAAGCGTGAGTGGCGAATGCCTCCCGTGAAGGAGCCGAGTCTATCGCCTGGACGAATTTTTCTTCATAAAGAAGGTTTGAC